TAATAATTCAACGTCTTTCATTTATTTCAGTAATTCGCTTATATTCCCCTTGTTAGCATATCTTGCAAAGTTAATGCTTATTTTTGACTCTTTTTTGACAGGAGTGTACAAATGTTTTTGATTGGCCATTATAGCTAGTCCTGAACTAATTGAAGCATCAAATTTAGTCCTTTTATTAATGTCAAAACGAGCCCAATCTTCTAATGTTCTTGTGAAGTACATTGAGCCCATATCGTCCATTGATCTGAACTGTTCTGACAAATCTAAACCAACATATTTCTCTACATAAGATTCAATAGCAGATGCGTGAGATTGTTTTACATCTTCTGAAGTGTTAGGTATGCCACCTAATTCTCTTTCTGTTTTAGATAGCTTATTAAATTGCTTATCTGGTCTATTCATACAAAACCCTCTATAACCCCTGTTCTTAAAATGATACAATAATCTTGGTTTATTATTTTCACAAAGTATTGGCATACCATAAAATACACAAGCCATCAAAACTTCTTCAAAAAATATTTCAGCTGTTTGTGGTCTGGCTACATACTCTAAAAAAAACTCATTACTTGGGGCATCATCCATATTAAACTTAGTCATTCCGTGTAAGGCACCATTAGAACCTTTTCCTCCAACTGTTCCAGAAATGTCATAACTATCACAACCAAATGAACCAATGTGTTCATTGCTAGGATAATACTTTCCGTTTCTTAGCTCTTTTCTATTTTGAAGTTCGTATTTAGGTATCCAGCTAACTAAAAATCTACCACTCTTGTTTGGGCTCCATATTACTCTAGAATCTTTAACACCATTCTCCCAATGAAAACTACCTCTAGTTAAATACTTAGCCTTCATTAATCCATCATTGTAATCTATCTGTTGGTATATTTTAGTTAAGTTAAACAAAGACTGTTTACTCTCATCCCTAAATGCGTGAGACTCAGTTCTTGGAAATTGTCTATAAAATTCATTTAATGCATCTGCATCATTTTTTAAAGAGTCAACTTCATTTTCCCAGTAATCTATAGCTCCTGTAGTAATGTACTCACCATCATTTCCTTCAATAGGTTTTTCCGGGGTTTTTAAAACAGGCATACCAAACTTATCTATATAACCTTCAAAATTCCACTCCATAGGAATAAATAAAGAATACAACCCAGATTTAGTTTGGCCGTTGGCGTTCCTTGACTTAGTATCAGAATCGTAATATAGCTTTTTAAAATTAGCACCACCTTTATCCAACGCATTAGAAGTGGAGCCCATCATACACTTACCAATAACTTTACTACCCAACCTTAAACAAGTTTTTGTAACACGCCAATTATTAAGTATGTTTTCAGGCTTTTCCCACTTTCCACTTTCATCGTGTATTAATAGTTGAAGTTTTTCTCCATCATAGGAGTTGTCAGAAGTATTACGCCAATCTATTGTAGTATCTAAGCCTTCAAGTTCTTGATTATCAGATAGATACATATTACGCTTGGTAATCTTACTTGCAGGAACACGATAGGATAGTTCTGTCTTTGGTTTATCCATACCATCTTGGATGGGCTTAAAAAAGAATGGATAGTTATTAGAAATAGGAACTATTTTATCTGTAAACATTTTTTTGGCATCTGTTCCAGTTTTAGATAGCACTCCTATTCTTGCATCTTTAGATATAGTAGCAGTATTTACAGTTTCAGATGAGCCCATAAATGAAAAACCAGAACGTCTTATTTTTAAATAACACATTCCAAAACTTCTCTTATCTGCTTTGCAAGCTTCCCAAAACAAAAAGAATATTCTATTAGCTTCCCTAAACTCAGGATGACCTACGTCAATCTTGGTCCATTGTAAATAACAATAATGAGTACCTGTAATATAAGTAGGGTTGCCGTTGTTATTAAACCAAAAACCTTCTTCTCTCCTGTCAAACTCCTGTTCAATATAACCTACCCAAGCATCTTTAAAATCAGAAGACATTTCGTTCCATTGAAATATAGATTTTATTTTAGATAATGATTTTGGATACTCAAAAGGTTGCCAACATTTTTCTTTATTAGAATAACAATTGGAAGGTGTTTTAGGTAGTCCTATTCTTAACCCTTGAATTTCATATATGTCACCTAATGTTCCATCTTTAGAAATAACTACAATATCATACTTTTCATTGTAACCATACTCCCAGTTTTTGGCTTTGTTTTTCTTAGCCATAGCTGTTTTTGGCACAACATCTTGTAAAACTTTATTTAGACCTTCTCTCTGCAAATCCTTGATTACTGCTTGTTTTATTTACACTATTTAAAGCCTCTTCTTCTGCATCAATACGATTAAGTATTTCAAACGCATCAAATATTGCTAGTTTCTTAGTCGCTGCTGCATTCTTTAATCTGTCTGCCGCTAACTCATCATCTGGGTCAGGCTTAATAATTTTTTCTTGAGCTACTTTTATTAGTTGTTCTACCGCTGCTCTACCCGCTTTTATTATTTTTAATTTGATTTCTTTACTCATAATGCCATAGTTATATTTTTTGATTTCATTCTATAAAGAGTTTGATCATCTATTTTAAACTCGTACTCAGACTCTGGCTTAAAACAAACCTTGTCTCCTGTTTTTAAACCTAAAGAAGTTAACTCTGGATTAGTAACTTCAATAGTTCCTGTAAGAGCTTGGTATTTATCACTATTAAATATAACAGATTCTTCTTTATTAGAAGGTTTAACAAAGCAATAATCTAAATGAGACTTCCATTGACCATCTTGTTTGTACATAAAAAACTGATTGGGTTCTACTATAAATAGATTGTCTTTTAAAAAACTCCTACCACTTTTTTCTCTACCTTTCATATCGTTATAATACTTAAATACATTGTGGTGCACCACCAATATGTCACCTACCTTTACGTCACCATCATAATTAATTGGCGTAGAAATAACATTAGCAAAACGATTAGAGACAGTATGGTCTTCTTTAGAGGAGCTAGTAATAAAGTCAACCTCTCCTATTTTTTTTACATTATCGTACCGAGTATCATTAACCGGAGTTACAATAAAACCAAAAGGTGACTTCATACTAAAAGTTAATATTGTATTCTACAGATACTGGAATAGTTGCGTTAAAGCTTTTCCAAAGAACAATTTCATTATCTTTGATAATCCATATTTTAAAACAATCTTTTTCGTGTCTTATGTGGTGTATGGTGTAATTACCCCCTAAAACATCTTGTCCAACAAGGTAATGCATAGCCCCAGACTTATAGTCAGGACCAACTGATATTTTTCTAATTTCCATTTCATTTGATTTTAAGTAGAGTAAAAGTGAAGTGCTATTCTTTCTGTTGTAGCGGTTGATGTTTCTATAGCAGTAGCCAGTGAATTATTAGGATCTGTATTATTTCCCACAAGAGAAAGCGCTAAGTTTACATCTGTAAAGCCAGTCGAACTCCCTATATATCTTGTGCCGTTATTGGAAGAAATATAAATTACTATATTTTGCCCGGCTGTTAATGTTATGGGTGTTGAAAAGTTTAAAGTATTAACTCCGAGCGTTGTTAACACAGATGTAGTTGCGGTACCTAAAAGAGTGGATGATGAAGAACCAACTATGGTTCCGTTATATAACCCAATTGTTAACTGAGGTGATCCACTTATTTGATTCAAGAAAAAATCTACAGCATTAATTGTAATGTCCATATCGCAAACTGACTGGATAAATAGCGTAGTTCCAGTGGTTGATGAATCTAATACTTTATCTGTTGATGCATATATAGACAGTGGTGTAAACCCAACATCAATTGCAGTTCCTGTTGAAGGCTGCCAAGAAGCGGTAGTACCGTTAGATATTAATACCGTGTTGTTGGTTCCTATACCTAAAGCAGAAGGCACACCATTTGAATCCCCTAACCAAATGCTCCCTTCTGGTAGGTTAGGTAAATCGTTGGTTCTTCCAATAGCTGTTATTTGTAATGTTCCTTGAGCACTAGCATTTACTACTATGGCTATATTTTGTATTAAGTTAGTTCCTGTTGGTTTGATTGATGTTAAACCACCACCAGATGCTACGTATATAACGTCATTAACTAAAGGATTCGGTCCAGAAGAAGGAATTGCATTTACATTTATCTGATCCATTAATCCGACTACCATCATTTCTCCAGTAGCTCCTGTTGTTAAATTTTCTTGGGCTAAACCAACACAAGGCATTTTAGCAGGATTTGAAGCGTCTGCTTTTGCAACTACTGCCGTAGAAGTACCATTATTCCAGGATACTATATATAAAGGGTCCCCTTTTGATATTGCTTCATTTGCCTCTATTGTTTCAATAACTTTTGGGTCTGTGAATTCTAATCCAGTGGCTCCTGCATTAACAGACATTACTTGACTTCTTGTTCCTAAAGCACTTAATCCTGTTCCTCCATTAGCTACAGCTAAAGTACCACCTAATGTAAATGTACCTATTGTAGTTATCGGGTTGGTTGTGTCGCTTGTTATAGTAAGTCCTGTTGTGCCGCCATCCAAGCCAACGCTAGTAACTGTACCTGATCCCGAACCACCATAAAGATTTGCTATGCTTTGTAAAGTAAATGTCTTTGTTTCTTTTGAAGAAGCATCTGTTCCTATTACATAATCCGTACTTGAAGGACTTGCTTTGGTTGGGTAGGTGTTAGTGTTACTTATTTTCGCCATTTTGTGTTACTGTTCCGTGTTCTAAGTTAATTACAGAGTTTTCTCCGTATTTTTTTATTAATTCGTTTTCAAGCGATTCAAATTCAACTCTTATTGAATCGACTCTTTTAAGAACTGAGTTTTTCTGTATTGACAGTTCTCCTAATTGTACTTTAAGTGATTGAAACTCCGAGTTTAAATCTCTCAAAGATTTTAATTCTTTTTCTTCTAATTTCATTTAACTTGATTTATCTTTACAAAGATAATCATTTTCTTCTTGATGCTGACGACCCATAAAAATAACCGAAGATACTCAAAACTATACCCTCTGTTACCCCGATTAAATGAATCCAAATCTCCTTATTATGCTCAGGAACCTCTAAATATACTATTGCATAAACCAAGAAGGAAAAACAAGAAAGGCCAACCAAACCTGTTAAATTAAACATAAAGTCAAAACGATTTGCTTTTGCTAATTCTACTTCTCTTTCTCTAGCGGAATCTCTATCTTCTACCTCTAGCTTATAAAGCTCTACCACTTGTTTGTGAAGTGCTTCTTTTTCTTCTGGAGTTAAGTCTGGTTCTTTACTAATTACATTTTTAATAATCCCAAGGGTTCCTGTGGAAGGAAGGATATCTCCGATAGCGTCTAATACTTTAGGAGCTTTTTCTTTTAATAACGCACCTATTTTAGTATCTTTTAATTTCTTTTTCATCCTGAACAACTTTCGCAATTCTCATCATCTATACTGCAAGTTCTTGCAGGAACTGGTTCTTTCTCCAGCTTCTCTAACATTTTTTCAAACTCTGACTTTTCTTCTATCATTTGTGTAAAAATAAACCTTCTATAAATGTTCCTATTCCTGCTAAAATCATTGCTATTGAAGTCCAAAACTTTTTTTCTAAGCTACGGATTCTTTTTTCGTGATCGTTCTTTTGTCTACTTATTTCTTTTAACTGACTCTGCATTACCGCCTGACCCTGTAAAAGTTGGTTTATTTTATCTTCCATAGATTTTATACTTGGTTTTGTTATTGTCGTCTTTATACGCCACTAATATTCTGTTTCTTTGAGTTTGAGTCGTGCTGTAACTAACGTGTACCCAAGAAGGATTCTCATCTGTTCCAAACTCCCAAATTAATTGGTCAAAATTCAAATTATCTTTAATGAAGTGAAATACTTCTGCATTGTTTGGAGCATTGGCATAATCCCTATCTAAATCAATTGCTTCTCCTTTGCAGTGTTGTGAAGTGGCTACGTACTTACCATCTATGTATTTATGAGCGCCTCCAATAGCTTTATTTAAAGCTTCTGACCTGTAACCACTACTAATACCAAAAGGAACACCAAAGTGCTCTCTAATCGGCTGAAATATGTTCTCAGCTAAAACTTTCATATTCTCTATGTGTTCTTCTGTAGGTAAGTTTTCAATACCTTTTCTTTCAGCAGTTCCGCTTTTTAACATTTCAGAAAGAGACAAGTTTTTAGATAGTTTCATTTTTTAATTCTGTTTTTAGCTGTTAATAATATTCTTTCTTCCATTTTTGCCACCTTTACTTTTAGGTTAAGGTTTTCTTGAATGAGCTCATCTATCTTTAGTTCTAGGCTGGTTATTTTTTCTGTAAGCCTCTCTATTTGATCATCTTCTTTTTTAGCGTTGATGTCAATCTTCTTCTTAATTATATTCCATATCTCCTTGACTCCAAGTGCTGAAATCAAAGCTATTAAGAGAGGTTCTTCCATATTACTTGCCTTGACCACGGTATTTTGGTTTGTATCCCGTCTGCCCTTTGGACGCATTCTTAGAATGTACCCCAGGTCTCTTTGTTGTTATTTTCTTTCTATACTTCACTCCCCTGGTTCAGCTGGTGTCCACTCTGGGGTAGCTAATAAAACTAGTATCTCTTCGTGAGTATAGGTTCCTACTGGAACTAACGACCCGTTAGTGATAAAAGAAGGCTCTACCTGGAAGGATAAAACACCTTCAGTATTTGCTACGTTTCTTCTCATTGTTTGAGCAGAAGATTGGTTCACCTGGCTGAATAAAACTGAGTTTGTATCAGATAAGTTAATTACTACATAAGTTGTTGCCATTTTTTGATTTTTTACAAAGTTAATATTTTTTACGGAGTGTTACCACTTCCAGTGACTCTTGATGTAACTACCATATTACTAGATATTGCATTTGCCGTGCTATATGGTGCATCACCTACTAAATTACCTTCTGACATTCCGCTTGACACTCCATTAGCTGTTGTGCCTACACCGTTTGTTAAAGCACCTACTGGCATACCTGTGCTAGTTCCATTGTTGCTACCTTTTTCATCAGCTACAATCCAATCATTTCCATCAAAAGAACTATTTTCACCTAACTGCCACCAAGAAACTAAATTAGAATATGCAGAGTGAGAATTTAAATTACTAGGAAGACCTTCATTATAAATTTCTGTTACTTGTGAAGATGTAAAAGCTGTATTCCAGATTGAAACATTTGAAATAGAACCATTCCAATATCTTTGCCCCCTACTATCTCTTCCTAATTGCCAGTTGTTTGATTGGTCTATATCAATTCCACTCCATCCTATTGTGCTGCTATCTTTTAAAGTGCCATTTTCATATAATAAAGTTTGTGAATTTTCACAAACAATTGCAAAATGAAACCAAGTGTTAACTGTTGCAGAATTTGCTTGTAAAGTATCAAAACCATTTGTATTACTTATAAAAACTTGATAAGTATTATCGCTTTGCATTCTTAAATATACAGCTGGTTGTTGGTCAGCTCTTCCATTTATAATAGCATATCTTTGTTGAGAATCATTTACATCAGTATTTACCCATATAGAAATAGTAGCTGGTGTTGTTTGTGATTGAAAATTTAAATCTATATAATCATTTGTTCCATCAAAATCTAAAGCATATTTACTATAAGGTGCAACTGTTTGTAAGTTACTTTGAACAAGGTTTGCTTGAGACATTCCTGAGCTTTCACCGTTTAGTGTAGATACTGATCCATATATTTCAGTAGCTCCATTATTAGTTCCGTTGTTAGAACCTTTTGAATCTTCAATACCTGTAGTTGTGTTGTTTAATTTCCACCAACCTTGCAAAGAAGTAAATCCTGACATTGAAGTAAGAGGAGAACCATTATTATAAATAGTTTCTACTTGTGACAGTGATAGACCTGTGTCAAAAACAGCTACATTTGATATTTGACCATCCCAGTAATAATTAGCGGTTGATGGTATTCTACCTATATTAAAATTTTGAGTTGGAGAAATAATAGTGCCGTCATAAGTTTTTTGGTCTGTTTGTAAATCTCCATTTACATATAACTTAACATTACTACCATCAGCTACACCTACTACGTGATACCAAGTGTCATCTTGAATTAAAGTATTACTATTTACTATTACCAACGTACTATTACTTTGAGTTATTATAAACTTAACTTCTTTAGATGATGCAGTTGGTAAATTGATTATATAAGGAGGTGGACCATTGGAAGTGTTCCTAATCCCCGCGACAGTTGCATAATCACCTATTGAAGAATTTCTTTTAACCCAAGCTGAAATAGTTATTTGGTCTATATTAAATCTACTACCCGTACCACAATCTATATAATCATTATTTCCATCAAAATCTAAAGAACTTGTCCAAGGACTTGTAGCTTCGTTAACTTCCCACTCTGTAGTCGAACTATTATAAACCTCACTTGCATCGAGTTTATACCAAGCTTTTAGATTAGAGTTTTGAGGTATATTAGCTAAAGTTCTTATTGGTGAGCCGTAGTTGTAAAGAGTTTCTACTTCTGTTGATGATAGTGCTGTGTTAAATATTTGTACGTTTGACATTTTGCCATTAAAATATCTTCCGCTACCAGCTTGATTATTTCCTATTTGTCCATCATTGCCATTAGTTTGTAGATTAATAGAAACATTTTGAGTAGATTCTTGTAATCCATTTATATAAAAAACTAAACTTGTTCCATTGTAATTTAGTATGAAATTATCCCATTGGTTTGTATTAGTATATGACGTTTTTAAAGTAAAAGCATTAGTGCCATCATATAATCTAATAGAATTATCATTAAGTTGATATAAAAACCATCCTCTAGTAGAAGAACTATCAAAACTTATTAAACCTTGGTATTTATTTGAAGAAAAATTAAACCACCCACTTATAGTGAAGGAAGTTCCTAAATTAAACTCTGAACTGTTTGTTATATTAACAACATCATTTACTCCATCAAAATCAAAAACATAATCTCCAATTGCATTGTTTTCAGCTAAATACTCTCCGTTCCAAGCAGATGTACCTAAAGGATAATAAGCGATAGGTGGACTTGGTAAAGCCATAGGGTTTGAGACGGATGTTCCACCGCCCCAAAGAGTTGTTACTTGGCTTGGAGAAAGAGCGTAGTCAAAAATAGAAACTTCGGTTATTAGCCCATTAAATTCAAATGATAAAGTGTCTTCTGTGCCTAATAATAATTCGTGTGATTGTGTTACTAAATCTCCGATATTATCGCTAATTCTACTTGTTGAAGATACTCCATTTATATATAAAGTAGCTTGACCATCTAATACTAAAACTACGTGATTCCAAACGTTAATAGTAATTGCGTTATCATTTGATTTACCACTTTGGTAACCTGTACTTGTTTTAATATTATATGATATACCATTGGCTGGTCTTGTAGCAGTGTTTCTATTATCATAACCAATCCAAAAACCCCCATTGGTAGGGCTTGCAGCTGGAGCATCTGCTGCTATAATGCCAAGAGACATTCCAGCTTTTGGTTTTATCCAAGCAGAAAGAGTAAAAACAGTAGCATTTGATGTGTGTAAAACACTATTGCCAGTATCTACATACTGACTACTTCCATTAAAATCCATAGAATAGTTTGAACTTTTACTCTGGTTAGCATTTCTTGGCATTCGCCAGCCTGGACTTAAAAACTTTGTACTCATATTAATCTCCCATTCTATACCAAGCCACTGGCGTTGGTAGGTTAGTATTATTTTCTATATCTGCTGTTTTATTACTTCCCGCAGGTAATGAAGGTTGGTATAAATCGAATTTAACTTGGTCAGTTGTTAATGCTTTATCGAATATTGCTACTTCGTCTATCTTGCCATTAAAATATTTTATACCTCCTGATTGTGGTTTTCTTCCTATATTTAAATTGTTGTTTACAAAGTTAACAGAAGCTGGTATGTTAGTAGTATTAGATTTTACAAAATTACCATCTACAAAAAATGAAATACTTGTACTTGGAGTATATACAGCAGTAATATGATGCCAATTATTATCTCTTAAATTCACATAATTAGGGTCTGACGAATCAACAAAAACGCCATAAACTGTAGTTGCATTAAAAAGATTAAAATAACCACCAGTATAAGTGTCTGATATACCAATATTAAAACCTCTTGGATTTGAAGTGTTATCATCTTTTGATATAATAGTGTTGTCTCCTGCACTGTTCATCTTAATCCAAAGCGAAATGCTAAAAGCTCCAGTTAATTGTAATTCGGTAGGGTTACCTGCGTCTATATACTCATCACTTCCATTAAACGACATCGAATAAATATTATCAGTTTGCAAACCAACATATCCAGGTACATAAGGGCTAATATCACTTGGAATCATATTATAACTCTGAGAGTTAGAGGTTGACAAAGGAGCATCTCCTACACGATCTAAGATGTCTAAATTTGTTCCTATACCATTTGCATAAGTTCCAGGTGCATCAGCTGAAATCATCTCTACATTATTAGTCGATGCTTCGCCATTAGGTGCTCCAGTAATTGAGTTAGGTAAAACTAAAGTTGTATCTTGGTAATAAGTATATTCACCAGGTCTCCACCGAGAAATAGGTGCAGTTCCAGAGAATC